CCTCGTCAATCAATAACGGTACTTCCTGAACTTGTCCTGTTGCAAACTGGTCATTGCTTGTGAGCAGTTTCAAATCGATAGGAGCACAGTAATCTTGAAATAACATTCGGAATATTTTTAAGACAGTACCTTTACCGCTACCCTTTGAACCATACAAATACATAAACTTTTCAATCTTGTACATGTTGTTGGTAAATAAGGCTCCCATAAACCACAGTATCTTGTCAAGTTCTTGTGGCATATATAAAGTGCCAACCAATTCAGTAAATGCTGGAGCATCTCCTTCTGTTGGTGTATAATTTAATTGAGTAGTAGCGTAATCACGTCTCTGCATCTTGTGGTCTGCGAATAATATCTTTTGGTTAAAAGACACATCGCCCGACTCACAGGCTTTACAGAAATCTTGAAATAACCTAAACTTACCAACTGACGCCCTACGGATTTCTTTAACATCAATTCGTAACCCAGGTCTACCTTCTTCTATTTCCTTAGCTCTTCGCCAAAGAAGAGTATCAATATCATAAAATAAGTTCTTTTGTTGGGTATCCCAATAAGAACCATTCCAGTACGCGTAGAATTTAGAACCTTTTACTACTAAATCCTTTGTATCACCAAAAATGAAATCAGGAGATACCTCATAATCAACAGTTCTGTTGTTTGACGTGAACTTTTTGATAGAAACGTCTAAAAAATCCACTCTATACCTCCAATTCTACCATCACCCGTTTTTCCCCCGTTTTGCCCCCTCTCACCATTGTATATATAAACCAGTTCATTTTCAACTCATCCCAATATACAATAGGAAAAGGGGTCGTTTTTGGGGGAAAAATAGGGGATTTTAATAAATTTTTCACCTTTTTTCTCAAATTTTACCTCAATATTATAGGTCACCAATAAATCCCCCAAATTTCCTCAGATTTTTGGGGGATAGTTTTGAGCCAAAATTAGCCATTTTTAGACCAATTTTCCTACAATATCAATGCAAATTCCTACAGTCACCCGAAGTTTTTCTGGGCATTTTCCATAGAAATATACCTATTTAGAACGTTTAATCCATCGTAATTCCACCCGATTTACCAGAGAATTATCCGTTTGATAGCTGTTTGCGACCCTCGCAAGGTACTCAAATCCATCAATTTTCACCCGGATAATCTCACCATATAAGGTAGATAATATAGGATTACGAGATAATACAAGCTTCCAGCCAGTTATAATCCCGTCCACATCTTTAATATACTTAGCGTCAAACGCGTCTAGCACTACTGGCGAATTTGTATTACGTTTCATAATTATTTATTAGCGTCCTTTTCTTTTGGAGGTTCTTGTTTCTTAAGAGGCTCGGTTGTAATATAACCATCAGGAGCAACTTTGAACGAAGGCTCTTTGTCAAGTTTACCATCTGGAAGAAGTTTATACCAACCGTCATTGTATCGAATAAATTGGTCAGACTTCATATCACCATCTTTAGGGTCGAGGTAATACCAGTTATCATAATATGATACCCAACCGGTCTTCATTGCGCCGTCTTTGTCGAAGTAGTACCATTTACCACCGATTTTCTTCCAACCAAGAGCCATGTATCCTTTTTCATCAAAGTGATACCATTTGCCATCAGAGTGTTTCAACCAGCGGTCAGTGTAGCAATATCCATCTTTGTCAAAGTAGAACCATGATTTATTTTCTGGCACGTATTCGAAGCGGCTTGTTGGATATGACCCGTTTTGACGTACATACCACCAACCAGTGTTATTGCGTTTCCAACCTGGTTCAACTGGCTGCGCTTCGCTAGCTCCTGTGTAACGATAGATGTAGTAATATGGCTTACCAGCGTATACCCAACGTTCGTCGTGGTCATTTACTGAAATACCATCGTAAGCCCAGTTACAGTGGATGATACGGTCACTATCAATAAAGATACCTGTGTGGCCTCCAGCACCTGCTGACTGCCCTTTACGTCCCCAAATAAATACGTCACCACGCTGAGCATTCCAAGGAGTGTTTTCGGAAATAAGCTCAAATCCGTTGTCAAGCAACCATTGGTGTTCGTATTCAGTGTTTACAGCCCAACCAGCTGATGCAGCTCCGCCTGAGCGTAGAGCGTAATAAATAGATGATGAGCAATCGTATGAGTCAGGCCCATCGCGGTGGTCCATACTATATGATACTTGTCCTTCGCGGTTTTTCATCCACGCTAGTGATGTTTCTAAATTAATTGTCATTTTGTTTCTCCTTTTTTATTGGTTGTATATTTTGGAAATTTTGGTAGTTTTTCAACTTTACCATTTGGTTTAAAATAGAATTGTGGTCTGTACCCATTAAAGAAAGGTACTTGGTTATTTTTCAGATGGTCTCTCGAGATGTTGTTCTTATCCATTCGAGTTATCTCTATGAGTATATTCTGGTCTAAAGTGTGGTGGGACATTTTCGAAGCGACCAATAACTTCGTACATAGGATTACCTTTTACAGTTTCTTCTGTTAGTCCCAATTGTTCTTTTATATTTTTCCAAGTTGATTCATCAACGAAATGAATAGTAGTGCCATCTCGGTTTATTCTTGTATATCCAAGTTTACCTAGTCGAATTTCTCCAGAATATCCGTTATGCATTTTAAGATGTTTACTCATTTAAAATTCCCTCAGTACTTCCTAATATAGACTCCCGAAGTTTCTTCCACTCTTCGGTTTTACCTGCATGACGACCCCTAGATAATCTATCTACGGCTTCGTAAGAATATAAATGTGCAGGATAGTAATGTTTGGTTCTGTCTGTTAATGAAATAGTGAATTCGGAAGCACCATTATCTTTAGAATTTGATTCAATACGCTCAACATTATTAAATGTCTGCGTAGACCCTGTAGTTCTATTTCTAACAATCACTATCATTATCATCACCTCGATAATTCTTATCGATTATTGGATGGAAGAGCCATAAGATTGCCTTGAACATTTTCTCATTAAGCGGTTCTTTTTCTTCCTCGTCTTCTTTTTGTGGCTTGAAAGTAAGGTTCTCCGTCTTATATTCTTCCGTCGGAATATTGAATTTTTTGGACCGAAATTCAGACTCTTCGTCACCCCCGGGATTTTTGTCGGTTTGTGAATAGATTTCAGTTGCTACACTTTCTTTAATCAATTGCTTTTCCTCAGGTGTCAACTCACGAAAAGTATCTACGTATCCTGAAAAGCCGTCGAATGATAACCAGGGAGTGCTTAAAATAAGACTCGCGATTTCCTTATAACACTCATTACGTTTGTTCGCTTGAGTTAATTTTGCATTCACATCATACTTTGGATTTCTTTGAGCTAAAACATTTGGAATAAGTACCGACATGATACCTTTCATCGCGTTAGAAATAAGACGAATTTCCCCTTGTTGCTTAATACTAATACTATTTGCATTACTCTCAAGACTTTCCATGAATTGCGCTTTAAACTTTTCCAATTCTTTATCGATTTGAGAGTCTAATTCTTCAGCGACGCCCTCGATAATTAATTGACGTTCATAGCTATGCAAATCTGCACGGGTGTTGAAATATCTTTCGAAGTCTGCAAACGCAATGTTCGGAGCATTACGAATAAAGCGAGCAATTTTTTGGTAGTATTTTTCACGTTGGTCAACGATGCGTTGTCTTTCGTCTAATTTTACCTTAGGGTCGCGCTGACGTTTAATATCATCAACCATCAATTCAATTATAGCATCAAGACTATATGAAATGATTTCTTCATTAATTCTTTTACGAATAATCGGGTCGTTCATCATATCCTCAGCTGCATATCGCATTGCGTCAACGACATTATCGTCATCAGGAATTTCTTTTTTAGGCTTTCTGAAAGTCATGTATGGTTCGTCTTGACCGAACGTATACACATGAGTAACCTCTTCTTCCTCCCCATCCTCAGCTCGAACACCCTTTAACCAGCATGCAGTCATCGCAGCGTAGTTAGATAGGTCTTCTAAGGTGTCTAGGAGGCTCTCAGAGCCCACCTGCTGCGTTCTAGAGTCGTCCGTGAGTGCTTCTAAGCGGTTCATTTTGTCGCCCATACGGACGACACTAGCCACGATTCCGTGCTTGTCCAAAGACTCCTCAAATGAGTTACCATAGTCGCTATTTTTCTTACAAAATGTCTTGTATTGTCCGTCGTATTGCTCACGCATTGTGTTGTTGTTTACTTTTGTCATTTTTCTTCCCCTCAAAGTGTTCTTCTACGCTAACATTTTTCATAATATTAATCATATTTTCTTCTTCAGCTTTCGAATATTTAAAGATATCAATCTTCTTAATTCGGTTTGGGTCAATCGGTATAATTACCCCACTAACCAAATTAATAGCTTGCAAATACGAAACCAAGATGTATGTATCATGTACTTCAATATTTGTTACCGCATCATAACGGTCAAAATCTTTACCGTTAGTATACTCGATATAAACACATTTCATTACTGTACTCTCCTACTTTTCCCAGTGAGCGGAGTAGGCTTGATGATTTCATCGATAGCCATAACATCCGCCTTCAAAATTTCAACTTCGATATAGTCTCGGCCAGAGCGATATTCTATCTCACAGAAATCAACCCCCGGCCACCATTTGATATACACGACATCTTCAAATCGTATGGTCCTAATATTCCCAGCATTATTGACGTATTTAACATCAATAGTGATTGGGTCAGAAAGATGTACTCTGAAGCTATCGTTTTTCAATTTATTTAATAACAAAGAGTTTTCGTCGGGTGTCTCTCCATGATTAACTCCTTTGAATATTCCCATACCAAACGAATTAATTCGCTCCGCCATCACATTACTCCATTTCTTCGATAACTTTCCATTTAACAAGTTTAGACAATCCAATACCCCAATGAGACGTATGACCATCTTTTAAAATGTATTCAAATTGTAGCATGTCTAGTCCAGCTTCTTGAATATAAGATGCATTAGTTACATTTGTAACTACTATTCTATCTGGTTTGTTATCTTTATCCAGATACTCAACTTCAATCTTGTATTTCTTACCAACACCCCATTTAGGAACGATATCGCCGTGGAAGGTTGGTTTAGGATAAATACCGTAATACCCATTATAATCATCCAGTGAAGCGAATACTTTATATCCCTTAACGTTCTTTAAGTCCGTATAAGTACACATTTGCATGATTTTTCCTTCTTCATTACGATTCGCTACGTAATGTTCGATTGCTAAAAATCCTTCTTCTACTTCACAGTTTTCAACGTCAAAGAATAAATTGTTGAATCTTTTATCATAGTATTCAACTTCAATAACAATACCGGTTCTTTGCTTACTAACAGTACCCATCTATTTAACCTCCTCAATTAGGTCACTTTCAGGTTCCCAATATGGTTCACCAGCAATGAAACGACGAGTTTGTTCATCGGTTAGTCTGTGAACTTTCTGAATATCCGAAATGAATTCGTTGTAGTAATCGAAATTATCAATTACTTTACCTTCACGACGTACTGTGTCGAATGCTGTCCAATTGATTTCCTCAGGATAAATAGGAGGAGTCAAGCGGCGCAAATGAATGAGTGGGAATTTGATTGTATGGTCTTCAACTTTGAGTTGTAGAGAAATAGAATTACTCCAACCAAAGAATTCGTCAAGCGGTTCAACTTCAAGACCAGCAGTTCTTCGTAAGTCTGCTACGGTTACAGTTCCACCATTAGAAAGATGACGTAAAATGCTGTCTAACCAAACTAACATTTGGTCTTCTGGTTCGCACGACATAAGTTCGTATAATTCGTTAAAAGCTTCCGTTTGTTTTTCGAAGTCGGCTGGTTTGATGACCGGAATTCGTGTAATGTCTAGTGAATATCTCATTTGTAATCTTCTCCATTCAATTTTGTTTCGTATTGTACAATCCATTTAGGCTTTTGTAGAATATCGTAGTTAAAGTAGTTCTCCTCTTTAATAGTAGATAAGAGGAAGAAGTTGTGAATATGCAGTTCTGTTCCTTCCGGCTTATGAGCAGTGAAAGGAATGTTCCCAAATAAACAATCTAAGAAATCGTTCTCGGGGTATGTTGATACACGTGCTTTGATATTCGGATGACCAGTATATCCGTCATCATCGCGTTTAAACCTAAACATTTTCATACGACCCTCAGTAATTGAGTTAGCCATATATTTATCGAAGTTCAAATCCTTCCTAAGCATATCCAAACAGAACAGTTGTTGTTCTTTGATGCTCTGGAAAATAAGCATACGTAGGTCCGTAGGCTTTTCAGAAATAAGAATGAATGGGTAATACCCTCCATTCTTAGTATCCTGCATAAGATTATATCGTGTTCCCACAAAAATGTTCAATTTAGGGGCCTGAATATTATGTTTAAGCATTATGCCGTTGTAAATATCTGCCCATCTACAATATACAGGTGAGAATGACTCAGTCTTTGCGAAGTTTTCGAGATGGTTTCTAATCCCACTCTCCTTCACATCATATTCTGAGCCTTCCCAACCATTAAAGAATGATAAAATTCCCTTTATCATTACCTTTTACCTCACTTTCTTTCACATATAAACCGTCGTTGATTACTCCTTCAGTGTACTCTTGAACACCAAAAGTATATACCCTCTGGGATTTTTCTGAGAGTGGAGCCATAGAAAACATCGGGTATACCGAGCAATACATATTCACAAGCTTAACTAGTTCCTTAGTATTACCATTCAATGAGAAATGTAACATGCGGTTATATATTTCCGCATTATTACTTTCTCCCGGAGTGTTCCTAAGAATACATATGCAAGGCAAATCCCAACCCTTTTTATAAAGGATTAGGAAATTGTTACCAGCAGAGATATCCAATAGATGTCGAATTTTACCAGTACGATTGAATAATACATTGTAATCGCCAACAACATATTTAGCAGTCTTATCCATATGATACTGGATAACTTTCCATGAATTACCATCAGTAAATTTCTGGAAGTCAAATAACTTCTTATCGAAGTATGGCATTTCTTTATACCATACTTTCCAATTATAATCCTTCCAATCTGAAAGAATAACACGCGCACCCTCGACATATTCTTCTAAGTGATTTTTAATATGTCCACTCACTAGTCCTGTCTTAAGCAGGAACAAACTCACTAATTGTTTTAACATTTTATTCTCCTAGCCAATTTTCAGGTTCTTTCGTATACTAAATACGAAATTCAGGCATGTAGCGGCCGTCCACAATATCACTAATTAAGTGGTTGTGTTCGTGCCATAAGCTTTGAGACTCTTTGTAATCCTCTTCGGAAATATGGAATAGACCATAAGTTCCATCAATATTTGCTTTACCAAGACGATGACGTTCTACGAATGAAAGGATTGTGTCATTGATTACTGGGTCTTCGTCATATTCTAGGTCAAGTCCTAAAGTCTCAACCATCATATCTGCGAATTGTTCGGTAGTCCCAGCTTTACCAGTAGAAAAGTCAAGTTGCTTAGCGTAGTAAATAATCATTTCGCCAATAGACGCCCAATCAGAATGGATAGTACCAGCGCCGAAGTATTCTGTACGGTCACGGATAATATCTTCTCGTACATTCTTGTCACCAATGTTTTCCTTAATAGGGATATATTCCCATGAGAATAACACTGCCAAGTTGTCACGAAGCTCTTGGTTCTGAATATCATAGCGTTCCATCACGAGTGCACGCCAGTAGTCATAGATTTCTTGTGTGTTTTGGTCATAAATACGACGGTCATGTTCCATATCGTTTGCCATTAAGGATTTAATTTGTGCTGCCATTTCCCTTGTACTACTAATAACCGAACGTGCTGTAAACATAGCATCACGGTGGTTTAGTAGTTTTGTTCCTTCCTTGAATTTTTGTACGTATTCGTAACGATTACCATCCATATCTTCTTCAACAATAAGTTCTTCCGTCAGTGGATTATAGTCAACCCCGAAACGTTTCTCATATGGAGATAGTTCACGGCGGATATCATTATCTGGTGTACGATACCAATCAAGGCCATCATTAGGCAGCCCATCGATTTCACGGATATGTTCCGCGAATTCTTCTTCACGTTCCACCTGTGCTGCAAGTTTTTCTTCTGTTTTCTTAGCTTCAGCTTGTTCGACTAGTTCTTCGTAAGTCAAGCCTTCAGCTTCTAAAGCATCTTCTTCTTTCCACCATTTGTAAATACGGTAGGCGCCATATCCGACGCCAGCCGCACCCACAATACCCAATAAAATCTTTACAGGTGTATTCATTTTAGTTCAATTCCTTTCTGGTTTTCTTAGGCACGAAATCATGGAAGTTTGTTGTCGCATATAGGTTGCGAGGTGTCTTCCAACGTACGTAGAATTGTACTTCATATTCTTGTTTGTCATCGTTCCATACTTCGTGAGCATCCCATTCAATATAGAACCCATCAGTATCTGTCCAACCAAATGGTAGAGCTGCTTTAGGAACTTCAAATCCAAGAATATCCAATACTTCTGCGAATGTCAACATACCTTTACGCATCATTTTTTCAGTCAAGACATTGTCAGCTTCCTTAATAACACCTTCGTTATATTCTGGAGAGTCAGATGCATATTTGTGGGACTTCTTGAACCACATTCCATAGAAATCGCCTTCGTTTGGTACAATTGACTCAACTTCAATATCTTCACCATCGACATTTACAGTCTTAGTTTCAAGTGGTGCGTCAATTTTCTTGAATGTTTCTTCATCAAGGACTGTCTTAGCACGTAGACGGTAACGAGCGTGTTCTTCTGTAACCATAGCAAGAGCTGCTGATACGGCTTTAAGACGGTTTGTTTGGATAGCGAAACCTAAAATAATAGATGCTGTAGATGCGGTTGCAACTGCGACTGGGATAGCTACGTCTTTAGTGATATCTTTTACCACGTCAACACGTGAGAATTCTTCTCCATCAGCTTCCATTTGTTCATATTTAGCTTTGGTTGCTTCAAGTTTCTTACCAGATTTGATACCTTCATAAACAGAATATCCGTATCCAACAAGACCAGCACCTAACAAAATAACTGGTGCGTATTTTTTACCAAGAATTTTGGTTGTTACCCATGTAGTTTTAGCTGTAGCTTTTACTGCGTTTAAATCGAATTTCATTTTTATACCCCTTTTATTATAATGTTTCTGCCAAAATAGTGTACGCCATAGCGGATTCACTTGTGAACTGCGAATGTGCAGCTACTTTCCGCTCTTTACTAATATGATCAATATGGTCAAATTCGATAGACCAATTCTTTCCGTCTTTAACGACGTTAATGTTTTCGACCTCTGAAAATAACATAGGTCTAACTCCTGAAATACGTGGATAAATTCTAATTCTCACTTTCGAGCTCCTTTTTAATTAGTGAATATACTTCATCAATCTTTTTGTTGATGAATGCTTCTTCTGACTCCTGCTTCTTAAGTACGTCAGGAGTAACCCAGAAATAACCGATATTGTATACATTTCTATCGAAGTTATACCATTTACCTCGATATTTGATCAAGTATTGATTATTGATGATTTCATAATGGTCAATATCATACCAAGTGTCGGTGTGAATACCGTTGTGTAATATAACACAGGCCATGGATAATTGATAATCTTTCATGCATATATCATTTTCCTTTCGCCCATAAGTAGGCAAGAATAACCCAACCGATTGGTGGTGTGCACAACAAGAATAAAGTTCCTAGTAGTTTTTTCATTTTACTTTCCTCCAATAAATGATTTTAAGTTTTTATTAAACTTTTGTTTTCTTTCACGAAACAAACGAATACGTTTTTGAGTTGGTGTCTCAGGTTCATACTCTTCTTTTTCCATCAGAGCAATAAGATATTTACCGCCTAATTTGTTACGATTACTAAAATCCTCGGGTAACATTATACCTCCTTGGCCATACCACCAAATATATTTACCCAGTATTCCTTACCGGATTTAGAATCATAATACAAATCGCCATCTGTATCAAATCCTCCACACATAAAAATATCTCTCATTTCATCAAGAGGCGGTAACTCTTTTGGCCATTCTTTTGTCATTTTACACCTCCACAGGTTGAGGGAATTGGATTTTAAATCCTCCACCTCGAGCAGCAACAATACGAGCTCCTTGCAAGCCCTGTCCGTTTCCAGAAATAGACCATCCAAATGATTGGTCTGTAAATTTAGACGGTTGGTCAGATAACTCATAGAAATCTCCAACAGTCACTACGCCATATGCGTCCAAATTAGCAAGCATGATGTTAAATACTTCTTGTGCATCTTGTCTTGTGTCAAAAATGATTTCTTCGACATAATTAGATGCCTTGCGATTGCGTTTCGCATAGTTTTGTGTATAGTCCTGACGGTTCGCGTCTCGCCAAGAGTCAATACGTGTAACATTATTTACACCACGCCCCCAGTAACTTGGAGTTGTTCTTCGAGCATGAATATAATCTTGTCCAAAAATAGCGCGCTGAATTGCTGTTGTGGCCATATCCGCCAAACCATTTTGGATACTTGGCACGACCACATCATAAAACATGTGGCCCGACCAGCCACGAAATCCTTCTTCACCGAAGAATACGTTTCCGAGCCATTTTCCAACCCCGGATTTTTTCACCCGACCCTTTGCAACTGGTTGGATGTGTTTATCCATCATCTCATTTGCCTCATCTAAAGGCTTCACCTTTGTTTTAACTTTGTTATATTCTGTTGTCATGACCTAATTCCTTTTACTTCTGCCATCCATCGTGCGTCCGCTGGTGCCATATATTTCTGTACCCCAGAAACGGCCATAAATCGTTCGCCTTCGAATGACATTCTATTATTATACACATTCAATTCAGTAGCAAAATCCGCGAGCAATATATCTCGAGGACCGTCTAATGGAATATAGAATGTTACAGTGTGGTTACGGTTTTCAACTTTAACCGCCCCATAGTCTTCGAGCACTACTGCCATAATTATTCATCGCTAGTCTTGTTTTCGCCTGTTGTATATCCCCAGACATAGTGGGTCAATCCCACAGCACCTCCTGTTAAAAATCCTGCAACTCGTACATCAAGAGCAAAGAAATATACCAAAGCGGTATACAGCATTGCAAATAGCAATCCCCCAGATAACAACATAATCAAAAAACCAAATAAAGTTTTCACTAGCTTCTCCTTTCTAATTTAAAAAAAAGAATACCGAGTGTTTTTCTCGATATTCTTATGAAACTTATTCTTCAGTGTTATCACTGTCGTCAGATCCAAGATCAAAATCATCTTCGTCCGTTGCGTCGTCACCGTCGTTACGTGATGCGTCTGCAAGCGCTTTCGCTGCGAATCCTAGTACAGTAACTCCAAGTGTCACAAGTCCAACTTTCTTCAACCATGGGCGGTTTTTAACGATCCATTTTTTAACCTTACCTTCTGGTTGTTCAACTTCAATTGTCATTGTGTCTTGAACGTCCTCTACTGTTTCTTCAACAGTTTCAGCTACTTGTTCCGCAACCTTCCCGGTAGCGTCTACAACTTCCTCAATATTTTTTGAAACATTTTTCTTTGACATGATGATGTCCTCCTTTTATTTTTATCGTTTCATTATGACCTATGTAAAACCTGCGGATTATAATCCAGCAAGACATTCCCCACGGCCGGCCATATATTTAACCGGAGGAAGTCCTTTACGTCCACGGACAATATTAATTTCATTATAGATTAAACCTAACCTATATTTACAAAACTTCTTGATAGCCATAGCATCTGTACGAATACTATGGTCATAGCGGCGAGGATAACTGTCATCACCGAAATCAAAATAACCCAATTTACATTTATACTCAAACACCGAACGACATAATTCATTAATATATGTACGTGGCGTATATCTCAATTTACCCATAGTTTCTCCTTACCTCTTTATAATTATCGACCGTAGTGAAGACCGCCTTCGCTGTCCTCATATTCAATCCAATGGTCCATAGGATGCGGTCCTTTCTGTAACTGTCTACCAGTCGGCAGGCACCACTCCTCATTACCATTAGAATTTGTAAATACTTTTTGATTAATTCCATCACGGTCGATATCTACATAACGCGGATATGTGTCATATGTAACTTTACTCATCATCTTCCTCCAATTTCATAAAATGAATTACCACATTTGAATTAGGTACATCAATTTCAATACCTTTGTTGCTCGCATTGAAGCTATCGTAAAGATGGTTCATTTGTTCATAATCCATCTCTAAGCGAATATGTTGTTTCATGTTAAATAATCCTCTCCTAAATAATAACGCAACCATGTTACGGTGTCCCACTCGTTTGTATCAACACGGTTATATATTGTGTCAATCACATCAAGAAAATATCTAATGTGTTCTTTGTCGACGGCATATTCTTTTGGATGGGCAAATGGTTCGAACCATAAGTTCTCTCCCATAATGCTCTCCATTTCATCGTAGTAAAATCCTTCAGCCAATGAAGCGATTAACTCATCTACCATATTTCGAGATATATTCCACAAACAAAGCTCACTATCTAATTTCTCAGTGTTATCTGATACCATCAGTAACCCAAATATATATCTCCGATAGTCCTCTTCGAATTTCAGTTTAGTCCAATTTCGAATTAGCCTACCGATATACCAATCATCTATGAAAAATAGTTCTTGTAACGGTAACTTACGTATGTTTTGTACTACCGTATCGTAGAACTCTTCCTTAGACAATACTAGGGTATATTCTCTGGTAGAACTCATCTGTTCAGCCTCCGTTTTCACTGTTTTCTTCTACTACTTTATCATAGTATTTTTCAAATTCTTTCCTTAGTTCTTTCGCACTCATATATGCGCGCTTATTATTAGGATTATCTTCGATTTTATCTGCGGTATCCTGAATAAGCTCGTATAAAAGCATGTAGTTTTCGTGGTCTACATCTGAAGTTCCGAATATAGTATTGTAATATGATGTCTCTAACATAGAAACCATCATTGATTCAATAATCTTTCGAGCAACGCGGAAGTAATATAAATCCATATCAACCACATGCATCTCGGGCGGAATGGTCATGATGAATTGGAAATATCTTTTGTAGTCTTCCTGAGCAGGACTGTTACCAGAATCGTCTGGGTCCGTCCACGCAGCGATATATTTGTCGATTTCTTGTTTAGGCATCAACAAAATATCATCAAGCGGCATCGCTTTAATCATATCAATAATTGTCTGCTTGAATTCAGCAGACGTTTTAACAATTGGTCTAGCCATTTTTACCTCACTTTATAAATTTTCCCAGATGGATACCATCATAAATAACCAGATGAATCCAACAAACGACATTCCTGTAGTACCAATTAGAAATCCTAGGATTCCCATAGTACTCATCAAATTTAATGTAAGTACTACTCCAATAGATTCCATACATAAAACCAAGAAACTTATCGCAATCATAAATAATACTTCGGTCAAGTTGTATTCTAGCAAATCTTTAATCTTCTCCCACATTTATTCCATGTCCTTTCAAATAATAATTTTTGACAATTTCTTTAGGTGTCAGTTCTCCATTAAATACACCATATACATACATTGTATAAGTCCATCTGTCCTTACGAATATCGTATTGTAAAGGTGTAACTTCCGTGATAATACCAGCTTTAAATAAAGACAATTCGTCGTGCAAAATCTCCGGTTCAATTTTTTGTACACCATCAGACATTCTAGTATATCTTTCATATCCTTGCATACCAATTTCTTGAAGATTTGTTGTCACTTCAATTTTAAAACGGTTTTCATCAATCCGCTTAACATATTTCTTCAAAATTGGATTTCTTGGTTTTATCTCCTTCGTCATAACAATATCTGTCATGTTTACCTCCTCACAAAAAAGAAAGGGATAAGTAATCCCTTTATTTGAAAAATCGTTTACTGACTACTCCCCAGAGCTTGGATGTAATAATGTTCATTCTTTCGAAATATAACACGCCAGCCATTCCAGTTACATCGATAATAGCTCTTAAAATTGTTTCTGGTTTCAACTTGTTTTTGTCACGTTCGTTCCGTACAGCAACGAGTTTTGCCAATTTCAAATTAAGATCCATAATCTCAGCTTCTGTTTCAGCCAGTGCTATTTTCGTTTGAAGTTCTTCTATTTGCATATTAAGCCCATCAAAGCATATAGCCATCATAATTTCTCTCATATAATTTTACCTTCCTTTCATTATAACATAGGGAAATCCTGCGCACAGTTTGGTACGAATTTTACCGGTGGTAATTCAGGCGGCAATATAGCTGGTGTAAGGGTTACTCTAACATCCGCATCACCTTTCCATACGGGAGGAACTAAATATATGGTTTTGAGTATCCAACTTTTACCAAGAAAATTAACCAGTAAAAGAGCGTTACCATTGGAATTATTCAATAAATAATCCTTACGAAGCAAACGCATGATTTCGTTATTAACAAAATGAATGTTAACCGCGCTTTGTTTACGTAAAGTATCGAATTCTTCCGTAACATTCTCATGCACCATTGCAGAATATACTTTGCTTTGGTATTTAATTATAAGTCTTTCAATCATATTTATATCGCTCCCACTAATGATGCTTTAATAAAAGGCTTTCTGTAACCCATATCAGTTGTTCCAAAATTCAAACATTTTAATGAAAATCTGTCATTTACTTTACCTGCTATAATAAATGTAGTTTTACATTTAGGAGGAATTAGTAATTTAGAAAAACGACAAGCGTCTCTAATATGTTGATAATAAGGTATAAATACGCCTATTTGCCTCTCGACACATTCTCCACTATGCCAATTGTAAGATGACTCGTCCCACATCATCCAATCTCTAAACGAATATACCTTACCATCTATCTCAAATATAAATCGGTTAATTGGTTCCATTAGTCATCTCCAAAAATCTTACGCAATTCATCATTTTGGTCCTTAAGAAACATAGATTCGCCTAGTTTCCCTTCTTCACCAATCGCTTCATTAAGCTCGCGATTATATTTGGTATTTCGTCTACCAATGATAAGATAGGCAACTGCGGTAATGATGCCTGTAGCAGCCATACCAATAGCACCTTTAATTTGTTCATTCGCACGACCGTCGACTTGCCCACGGTAGTAAGCTTCTTGCATGTCTTTGTCTTCAAATTCAACACCTTCAATTTTAAACATATTTTTAAACATATTAGTTTCTCCTTTTATTCACTTAAAATTTTATCCATTACACGCAATGCAGTAACAATTTCCAATACCTTATTATAAGATAGTCGTGATACTTTGTATCCGGCAGTTACACAATCTAAATATAGATTTTTCATGGATTGTTGTAACTCATGAAGTTTCAGTTCTGACCGAATATCATTAATTTCATGGGCGCGAGTTTCAACGCCGTGCAATTTGTTCATATCACTAACCAAAAGAGGAATGCTTTCTTTGCAATCCTCCTTAAGTTTCTTGTTGAAAAATAACCATGTTAGAAATGTGTTTCGGTCTTTCAAACTGTCGTTGTTTAATATATACATTATTACTCCCCCTATGTAATATCCCAAACCTTTTTAATCAAGTATAAAATTACTCCAACTTTCGTTAAGCTGGAAATTGTAACATTCCGATTTTGCTTTTTCTCAGTAGCAGTTCTTGCTATAATTTGTTGCAATACTTCTTTATCCATTTGTACCTCCTCACAGAAAAAAGAAAGGATATTTTCATATCCTAATCTTTAGAAATTTTCATTTCTAAGTTTCTTTAATACGCTTTGAACTGTATTCAAGCGACGTTTATGAAATTCGCTATCTTCGTTAATGTAACCCTGTTTTTCGAGTTTCTTTACATAATCCTCTTCCAACACGGCGTATAACGCCAACAAGCGAAAGCCTAATTCTCGCACACATTTTCTGAACATATTAAGTCCTCCTTAAATTTTATTTCATTATAGGGTATGTAAAATCTGCGTTACAATAATTCTTTAAAAGCAGCTTCCATTTTCTCATATTGAAGTTGGATAATAGCAGGGTTCTGCATAATGTTAAGCATATCTTTAGAAATATCCGATGCGTATTTATTAAAGAAGAAGTCCTTAACAAACATAAAGTCTTGATAGATTTCCTCATTATTAATAGGCATAGCTTCTTCTGCATGAATAATAAAGAAACTAGTTGCTGCTTTTTCCAAAGGGTCAGATAGTCTTGCATAATCCATTACAATACTCTTAAATGCGAATAATAGCTGCATATCACTAGCGTTTTCTGATAACAAATCAGGTCTAGTTATAAAATTAATTGGTTCGGGTCTATTCATTATCTTTACCTCCTTTAAATAATGTCCGAATGATGTCAATTACCATAAACAATGATAAAATCCACATAAATAAAGCCATGTATATTACCTCCTTTACTTGACTTCACAAAACCCTCCATATGCAAATTTGACTGAATAAAGTTGAGGCTTCCTCCTTAAAAAATAATTATTTATGGAGAGCTTGGTGAAATCAAAAAAAAGAAAGGAGCCTTTAAGCTCCTATTCTTATTCTTCCTTATTAGTATTGCGTACCAACAATGATAAAGCAACAACGGCAGTTCCTACAGTCAGTAAACCTTCAATAGTACCTTGACCTGCTCCTTTAAGGCAACTAACAATAAATTTGTCGTTTTCCTTAATTTCAAGCGGTGTGTCTACGAAATTCACCAATCCTAAAAATCCTTTGTTTGTCATTATGTTGTCCTCCAATATTTTATTTCATTATAGGGTATGTAATTACTGCGATTAAGTTAATTTCCTATAGTCACCAATAAGTTTATCAGGAAAATATTCACCATTGTTATTGACATCCAATATAGGTGCTTTCTCACCTTCATCCAACATGTCAGCAACTGTATGCGAATATGCCTTAATTGTAGCAAAGAACATAGGTGCGTCCTTCTTAGAAATATAAACCGTCTGTGCTGTGTGTGCACGCTTAGGTTTAGGGTTGTGAATACGGATACCTTCAAAATAACTCTTGTCTGGGTCGATGAACCCCGACATAATTACTGGTACGTCATTAGCTACCAAATTCACATATACCACATATTCACATAGACGTTCATCAAAATATGCGTGGATGTATTTAAAAAGAAGAGAATGTACTTTTGGCATTCTCTTAGTAACTCCGAATTTCCTTCCTGTCTTTTTGACAGTTTTCCTTTTCTTGCTAATAGGCATAGCAGACCTCCTTTAATGTTTAAAAAAAAAAAAACGAAGGAGTGAATATGCGGCATCGCACCGCACTTCCATTTCTGGATGCTTTCCTAAAACCTACTAAGCATATTCTTCTGGCTTATTCCTTCATTATAGTGTATGTAAATCCTGCGAAATAGAAAAAAGAAGAGAGGGTAAACCTCTCAATGATATTACAATCCTTTATAGAATTTTATAACTTCTTTTAATTCTTTATCCATATCTTTAATTAATGGGTCGAATTTTTCGATATTTTGTTTAAATTCCTCTGTTGTCTTTTCATCGACTGTTACCTTCTCTACTAATTCATCTGTTATTTCAGTTATCTTTACGTATGTGTTAAACATAGCTAATGTTGAATTGTAAATTTCCTCATTTGAAATTGATTCAATTACCATTTTACTTTCGCGACGAAGTCTCTTGTAAATAGCCTTCACATATTCAACCATGTGTACGTTAATGTTTGAGTTATTAACAATAAACATAAATTGATATTCAAGCAAATCTCCAAGTTCTTTATCCACGAACATATATGATACTTTGATCATGTTCTCTTGATTCAATGTTAATTCTTTCTTAGTTTCGTTTGTCATAGTAATGACCTCCTAATAATTTATTTCATTATAGGCTTGGGAATTTCTGCGAAAAAAAAGAGGAGTATATGTAAATACTCCGTTAGATCATGTAGTTGCGAATAGATGCTTAACTATCATATTTCTTTATCATGTATGCCCACAGTCCAATAACGGCTGCTCCAGCAATTGACGCACCAATAGGTGTTTCTAGCATAGTGTATTCCCACACTCTACAAGCTTTACGTTTAAGTTTATCTGACATATTTATGTCCTCCTTTTCATTATAGGCCATGGAAAATATGCGAATTTGAGACGAAAATCACACCCGGGCAAATTTTTGAAATTCGAAAAAAGAGGAGTATATGTAAATACCCCTAATCTATTTGTATCCCATGATTTCCCAATATACTTGTTTAGCAATCCAGACTCCTGCCCAGAATACCAAACCAGTAGTAAGCGAAATAGATGTAACAATAGTTGCTTGTTGTAATTTATTTAACATAAGCACTTCCTCCTTTTCATTATGTGCCATGGAAAAGTGCGAAAAAAGAGGGAGCCATGTAGACTCCACCTTTCTATTTCATATTACGTTGTCGACGCATTGCCGCTTTTGCTTCTCTATGAACATTAAATTTATCGTATTCACCTTTTCTCAAAACATAGTCAAGAGGGTGCGTATTATAAAGTGCATCGTGCGCTTTAATCTCACGTTGCAACATATTATACTTATCAAGACGTTTTTGAATCCGAGGAGTTACTTTATGTCCATTTTTCTCATATAGTTCTTGAGAAGATCTACGTATTTCTTCGGCTTTATTATATTTTTTAGCGCCTTGAAGCTTATGTTTCGTTCTCCATTTGGTGAACCCGGGGTCATTCTTTGTACCATATTGATTTATTAAATCTTTTCTTAGAGATTTAATATCTCGCTTCAGTTTTTTATACGACTCATGATTAGCTCGTAAATCGGCATGACGACTACGAATACCCCCAACGCATTCCCTTAATCCCATAGTGTTCAATTACATCCGAAGAAGATTGTATAGAAATATAATCAGTCATAGTCTCACCTTACATATATTTACGTTTGGATACAAAGCCCATATTGTATTTAGCCATGTTATATGCCTTTTTAGCGCCATATTTAGCAGCTTTACCAGCTAGCTTAACACCATCTTTGATATAAGCAGCTTTCTGTGGGTCTGTAGCTTTCAGCATTTGGTATTGTATCGCAGCTGTAGTAGCAGCAGCTGCAGCGCCGCCAATGATTTTCTTATTACGTTTGTTACGAACAAGACGTAGAGCAGCTTTTTGGTTCATATCCGTAAGGTCTTTATTCTTATTAATAAGTTCCCTACGTTTTGGGTCATTCTTACCGAGAGCAGAAATTTTCTTCTCGTTGGCACGTTTCATAGTTTTACGAGCAACTAGATTTTTATTAATTCTCCCCGAGAATTGTCCAATTCTTGGAATACCATCTTTGGCTTTACGATTTCCCCATTTCATGCCTTTGATTCCGAAGTGTTGAATAACATCATCAAAATTATCGGTATGAATTAGTTCATTATCATGAATAATTAACATCGGTTATACTCCTCTTCTATAGTTTGCTGCTTGTTCGTGTTGATATTTAGATTTTCGATTTAGTTTATTTAGACGTCTACCAGTACTTC